GAAGCGATGCAGTTGATCTTTAAAGCGAATGGAGTAATGAAGTATCCGTGGCATGTCTGGCTGAATGGTGAGTGGTGGCATCTTATTAAGGGTACTGATTACTTTGCTTCTACTAAAGCGTTTGCTCAAAGATGTTATAGAGAGCAGGTACGTTACGGTAAGATAACTGTACGTATAGTGGAGAATGGGGTGTTAATTAAGATGGTAGACTAGTAAGTTGCAGGGTAGTAACAATAAGATTACTAAGGAGAATACGATGGAAGTTAGTATTGATGTAGATGATGGTGACCTGTTTAATGCAGTTGAAAGTGACGTTCTGAACTTAATAGAACAGAATATAGAACAGAACGATGACATTACCAATGATTTATTGGACGCTCTTCAAGGGTACCTTAACCAAGATCAAGATGCCCTATGTGATTTAGGTCAGGCATTTGAGGCAGCAGTACGCAAGGCTGTATCTAATATATTAAAAGGAGAGTAATGCAAACAGCAACGAGTGACACACGACTATTCATTCATCGAATAGCAGAACACTGGGCACAGGGATCTGAGGCTCCATCTACTCCTGATGATATGCGTTGGCGTGGATCACAGGCTGGATTCTGTGCCCGTAAGATAGCGTATGACACATTAGGGTTGGACAAGACAGACCCGCCTAGTACGGCAGACTACTGGCGTATGGGATTGGGATCTGTTGTCCATGAACTATTGGAACCTGCCATAAAAGCGTGGCTTGATACTGATGACACTGTTGAGATAGAAGAAGAGGTGTCTGTTCAGTTGGGTGAGCACGGTTACGGGCATGTTGACTTGGTGTTACGCACTAGGACAGATCCGCAGCAGACCATTGTCTTGGAGTTGAAGACGATCAATGGTTTTGGGTACAAGATGTCTGTTGAGAATGGGCAGGGGCCACGGCATTCACACGTATTGCAAGGTGCGTTGTATGCTAATGCGTTGAATGCTGACCTGTTGGTGATTGGGTACCTGTCGATGGAGAACATTGCCCCGAACAGGGCTGCTGCTAAGGGTATCGATGACATCGGTAGGTTCGCTACTGAATGGCATTTCACTCCGGATGAGTTCGTTCCGTTAGCGGAGCAGGAGATTGGTAGACTAACTGCTATCACTAATCAGGTGCATGAAACACAGGATGCGACTACTGTTGGTATGAGGTTCTCTCATTCTGATCCTGACATTCCATTTCCTGCTGAGATAACTGACCCAGCAACGGGTAGGTGGGAGTATGAAACTTCATACGGGAAGGTATGGCAATGTCGGTACTGTGATTATCAAACTCGTTGTGTGGCTGATGGGAATCTTCTATGAACGATAGTGGTTATGTGACGATAGAGTGGGTATACGGTGATGAGGAAGAGGAGTGGGAACCTGTTGCAACACTAAAGTATTGGGAAGTTGCAGCGATCAGAGATGCGCTAAAGACTATTACGTTGGATCGTAAGATTACTGCTGACTATTGGAAGCAGAAGGATCCTGATAATCATGGAACAGAGATAGCGATTGCTGCTGCTAAGTCTTTTGATTTTACGTTGAAGTCTATTGAAAGAGTATTGAAGAAGATGCGAGACAAGCATAGGGGAGATGATGGTCACACCGTTGATTGATCTAGGTCGGATCCCTGAACAGGGACGTATCCGATTGGGTGTTAAGACTGAGCGTGCGATGAAGTCGTTGGATACGTTCAGGTTTACGTCTACTGATGAGAGCGCAATAGGGCAGATTGCTGCTGTTTATGGCGGGGTGGTTGGGGTATGGAAACCACCTCGCTCTAAGCAGCAGCAGTGGGAAGTGATTACTACATCGTCTGATATTGCTGTGTTCCTACCGCCGAATAGTATCAATGTGCATTATGAGTTGTGGTCTGGTGGTGGCTGTCAGCGCCGTTGTGATGGGATTACAGCGTTGACCCCTACTCGAACTCCAGATGGAGTTGACATGGATCAGGAGCCGTGTCTGTGTGCCTTAGAAGACAAGCAGGTGTGTGCTCCGTATACCAGATTACAGGTGATCCTTCCGGAGATTAAGTTTGGTGGGATCTGGCGGTTGGAATCCAAGGGGTGGAACGCTGCGAATGAGATACCCGGTATGGCTAAGGTGTTGGAACACATGCAGGCTACGGGGTTGGTTGCAGGTAGATTGTTGTTGGAGAAACGTAGTAAAGTATCTGGTGGACAGACAAAGCATTTCGTGGTACCACGGTTAACAACGGATTGTTCTGCTCAGGAGATTATGGGTGGGCAGGCGCAGGCTACGACGTTGGAGGCTCCGAAGGTAGCGGAGTTGAGTCCGGTTATTGACGCTGAGATTGTGGAGGAAGGATGGGATACACCACCTCCGGGGGTACCGGTTGTAAAGAATCCGAATCCTCCTCCAAAGTTTCTACCCAAGAGTTAGATTTATATCAGTGTGGTTGCTTGTCGTGTGGTGCTGAGTGGAAACAGGTAACCATTCCAAGGTGGTGTCCTATTTGTAGAGGTAATGTGTATTACATATAGAAAGGTATTAATTGCTTGTGGCTAACATATATGGTACAGGCAGTAAAGGCAAAGCCACACGCTTACATGCGTTGATCATCCGTGACTATGGTAAGTGTATGAAGTGTGGTCATACTGATTCGTTGCAGTGCGCTCATATTATTTCACGCAAGTACGGGCACACACGCACAGATCTAGACAATGCATTCTGCTTGTGTGCATCATGTCATATGTACTTTACTGACAACCCAGTTGAGTTCGGACAATTCACCATCGATCAGATAGGAGAAGACAACTATCAGGCGCTCATTGTCAAGCGGCGTACAACAAGTAAGATGGATTGGGATGAGGAGGCAGGACGATTACTGATGATAGCGCAGGAGCGGGGGCTGGTATGACAGACTTTCCTGAAGAGTTGGAGGCTAACCTATTCTTAGATAATGATACCCGGATGTGGCGTTTAGAATTACAAGGTCCAGCCTTTGTAATCCTATCGTTCCTATTGGATGCCACTAAACATGGTATCGCTGAGAAGTTGTGGACTGAAGCAAAGTTTGATCGGTTAATCAAGTACGATCTTGGTGAGTTGGATGACAGAACCGACGGGTAGAGCAAAGAACTATGTGAAGTGTTGGAACTGTGACGGATACATCGGTAAAGGCTTACTGGATGAAGACCATTACGACAACGAATGCCCTCTCTGTGAGGCAACACCAGTCATATCAGGGGACTAATGGGAAGTGCTACAAAACTGATCGTGGCCGTTACTGGACTGCTGGTCGCTTTGGGTACACTTATCGGAGCAATCAGCGTGACCCTTGGCCGGTCGTCTGAGCCGGGATCGGGTGGGGTGATAATTGTGTTGAACAGCCCTGAGGCTTACGCCGAGTTTCTGAATAACCACCCAGCGAATCGCTAAGGTGGATGGGAAGGAAGAAAAATAATGACAACTCTAAAACCTTACGTTTTCAAATGCAACGTAAGCATTACATCTGAATACGCTACAGAACTAGCGAAAGAACTATCCGACACTCTTGCATTAGACATGGCACTCACAGCAGAAGAACTAATCGATTGTATTAGTCGAACAGATGCTCGCTTCAAGAATCTACAAGGAGCGACGTTTGCCACAGAATTCCCTTCTGAGGGACATTGATCCATAGCGCCTGCTGTGGTACCTCGAACGCAAAGTTATTGATAGCAGCATACTCATCGAAGCCTTTGAGGCTACCGTTCAGTAGGAACCCTGACGATGGTGCCATGATAAGTTGATGAAAATGACCAAGCACCATGTAGTCAAAGTCTACGTTGTTGCGTTTCCGTGCAACGAGCCGCATAAGCGGAGGCCAGATGCCACCGATGCCGCCCCCTCCACGAGCCTGATCACCGTGGGTCAATAGATAAGTTGTGTCTTGTACGTCAACCAGTAGATCAGCACCCGATGCAACATCGAATGTTACCTTGTTGTTATCTATGAACCGTTGCTCCAATGTCTTATATAAAAACCAATCAAAGTTATCTCTGACTCTTAACTTATGGCGCGGCTTATGCGACCGACGACCGTGGTTACCTACCACACAAGGCACATGCACATAATCAAAGTGTTCAACTAACAGGTTGATACCTGCCGTGACCTGCTCAGTCCAGAAGATAACTGACCCAAGCATCGTATCCTCGTTAGTTTCCGTCAGTTCCTCATGGATGTCACCGGAGAAAACGTCACCACCAAGAAACAACACGCAGCCCTGATAATTCAACCCGGTAATATATTCATTGGTTAACAGCAGCACCTTCTGGAAATACGTCTGCAACCGTTTGACTGCAATCTTTCTATTGTATTCGTTGCGGCCACCTATCTCGTCTGGATCTACCACCTCATCGAAATGAGTATCCGACAACATGGTGCATACAACAGCAGCACCACGTTTAGGTTTCTTTGTCAACCATGTAGGTGGCTTATAGGTGTGCCCGGCCAACCGTGTAAATAGTTGGCCTCTGGTTTCCGCTTCATCTAAGTGCGATTCAAGTTCCTTGACCTGTGCCTTGAGGACATCACGTTCGGTGCGCGCCTTACCCAACTGACGCGACAAAGCCGTAACCTCTTGGATCACGGCCCCTTCTTCAGCGAACTCGCTAAGAGTCTTACCGTCGTTCGGCAAACCGGAACCCCTTTATCTTGCCCTCTGTAACATCTTCGTAACCTTTAGTACGCAACCAAGCCAGTATCGTTTGCTCACCTATACCAGTACCAGCATGTATCGCATCCCATATCTCATTGAACAAGTCATCATCTAAAGTGTTGTGCCACGCCCACCCGCCACGATCACGGGTCTTCGCAAATTCCATGAGACTAGAGTCCATTGGGTACCTCCGGTGACAGCATCGTTTTCCATGTGTTGTGTCCTACTACCCCATCGACAGTAAGAAGGGTCGCACGCTGGAATCCTTTAACAGCACGCACAGTCTTACGTCCGAACACACCATCAGGTCTACCTGCATTAAACCCTAAAGCATTGAGTTTCCGTTGCACGACCTCAACGTCACCGTTGCGTGCGCCCCTACGCAGAGGACACAGATTGATTCGGTATCCAATGTCAGCCACCAACATTAGGATCCGATCCCAATCAATAGGTGGCTCTGCCTTGTGTTCCAACGCTGGTGCTGCGATAGCATCGAACCAACCAGCAGCGTTACGTGGTTGGAAATGCCACCATTCGCCCTTCACCGTTGGCTGCATACCGTACCGTGCAGCGATGTCAGTAACCGTGCGTTCACTTATCGATCTGGCAATGATGCGTAGGTCCACGGCGTAGCAGTATCCGTCTGGTTGCTCCTGATGAAACGACCCACGGAAGTAACCGTCTGGTCTGAGCCAATCAGGGTTGGCTGCAAGGTTGCCTCTGCCTGCCTTGTACTTGTCGTACAGTTTCTTCTGTGCTGCATATGATCTGCACGCACTCACTACCTTTACCTTGTCTGTGATACGACCGTCGGCAAAGAATGCTTCGAGCCGTGTCACGAACTGTGGGTGCAGGAGTTTTAGGTCAACCCATTTGCTTGTCGTTGGAATCATAAACCCTCAGATGTTCTAGCGGAACTTCTTCAGGAATATATCCTATCACAACTCCATGTCGGGTTGTGTATCAGAAGGCTGATCATACTCAAGTATTATTCGACCCTCATTATTACATGAACCGTGGTCAAGCATGTGCTGATCGTGTCTTTCTCCGATAACCATCCAGTTACACACAACGCCTTCATCGCCAGAGAGGGTGAGTTGCTTTCCATCAAGACCCCACTCCACTACCTCACCTGATGCCGCAGCCATACTCCAAGGGTTATGATTCAATGCTTCCCATGTACCCTCTGTCATATTGAATTCGTTATCTAAGTCAATAACTGTAGGGTTGGCTTCCAATGTTACGGTGCCACGATAGATCAGGTCAGCGTATGGTCCCTCTATGAATGAGTGACGCAGCCGTTTGCCTTCTATTGCCGGATGGGGAATATCGAATGAACCTGATCCTTTGGAAAGCGCACCGGCTACAGTAAGATCACCGGACGCATTCAACGCCATCAATGCTGTATACGCACCAGTTGTAGGATTGTCATACCATCTCCAAGCATCACCAAACTGGTATATATATCCTGCACCAGCAGCACTTTTGACTATTTGTTGACCAACCACCATCTGATTGGTGTTATCGGTATCTCTAATATAATTCCAAAGAAATGAACGACCCGCTGAAGCAGTACCGTATTCTCGCATAGCAATATACGGACCTGCATTATCACTGGAAGTAAACACTGGTGCCCGAATAATTAATTGTCCATAACGATTATAAGTGGGATCATCACCTGTAAACCCCATTATGTATCCGCTGGAGTCCTGTTCCGAATGCCCCGTATTGAAAGATATATACCCATACGCATCATAAGAATCATCCGGGTTGTCAATCACACCGATCTTGACACCACCACCACCGTCAGCCGACGACCCCTTGTATTCTGTGTATCCACCTGTACCTACACGTTGCTGCGCCCGAGGAGGAGGATCAATCAGACCGTAAGAAGGAAAGAACCTAGTCACCCTGCACCGTCACCAACGACACAGTAACCACACCCTCAAACCATGAACCCCTATCAGACCACTGTTGAACAGCACCCTGCTCATAGTTGACCCCAGCCACATACACTGTCTTAGACTCATCGCCCATCTCGAACGTGACCAACGCACGCCCCTCTAACAGCGAACGTATGTACGCATAGTCATCGTAAGTATCCTGATACACATCCCTGTTGTCGAACTGTGTCTGCTCTGTAAGGATGATAGGTAGTTGGATTACTTCTGCCACGAATGGCATTGGGATAGCGCGTGTCGTCCACCTGTGTAGCGTAGGCGTGGATGTTCCCGGCCCAACCAAGGTAACCTTGGGGCTTATATACTCTCCGACTACACCGCTTACGGACTTAATGCCGGGAGTGTAGGTAGCATCCGTATCAGATGTAATCGTTGTAGTACCTGTAGTGTCGTCGGTTAGCGTGATCGCAACAGATTCGCTTGCGGCAAGCGTGGCATGTCTCAGGTCTACCGATACGGCAGCCTTTAGTTCGGTAACACCCCACCTGAACCTGCCCTCGTTGATGCTTCCTGTTGTTTCGTAACTAGTTGACTCTTTGATTACGCCCACACCACTAGCACTAAACAATAAGGTCCCGTCATCTATTACAATGCCTTGAATATCCTCATCTGTGGCATACATGAGGTCACTTGCATACGCCGGAATCAGCGGACCTGTTAATTCTTTCAGGCTTAGTCGCCCCAATCCGCTTCGGTCGCCGCCACCAAAGGGAGACACATAGTCATTCCAATTAAAGTAAATAAACTCTCCTTGGGATAGGAGATATGACACACCATTAGTTATATCGATACGCGGCCCATACGTTAGGTAGCCCTCACCTGTGATCTGCGCCAACCGGATACCCTTATTGGTACCGATAACAACCAGTCCACCGTATTCAGATATAACATTAACTGTTTCACCCATTGGTAGTTCGGCTGCGATAACAGGCACGTTAAGTGCTGACGTTGAATCATTGATACCGATGTAATAGATGCGGCCCTGCTGTCCTTGGTTGCCAGCAGCATAAATCCCTACTGGTGTGCCAACCACTGAGGTCCATGAATCAACCTGATTGAAAGAGTCGGAAGCAATATCAGCATTTTCACTGGCTACTGAACCAACGGACAGAACGGTGAGTCTGTCGCCTACAGAGGCTATGAGATAACCGTTGGCTACCCATACACCATCAGCACTATTTAACATCCAATGGTCGGTACCATCAGTAGAAGTAGTATGCGAAGTACCAGTTACTTTAACTATCTTCGCATTAGTAGTTGTGTTTCCTACTACATAAATATTAGTACCGTCACTTGCTATGCCAAGTATGTCATCGCCACAAGGATCTATAATTGGATCTGTAGATCCAAATGAATTGTTAGAAGCCTGCATATTAGGACCATCACAAAAATAAACGTAATCCGTACCGCCACTAGTAGCCGTAGCCATGTACAGATTCGTAGAAGTATCAGACCAAGCAAGTTCCGTATCCTTCAGCAAAGACACTTCATTCTTAACCCAAGGGTTGATACCAGTAGACTCATGGAACCTGCGTAACCCAGACTCAGGTGTATCAGCCTCACGCTGACCAGCACCCAACTCCCAATCATCACGACTACGCTTCCACACACCAGCCTGATTCAACGACTGCTCACCCGGTGTACCCTGCGTATCAAAACCCTGACGGATAGGATCTACAGTTGCACGCACCAAACGTGTAAGATCTATATTGTATTTACGGTCACCCAGTCTTACTGGGAGGGCATCACGAACAGTCTGATGGAGGGGCATGACTACCGAATGGTCGTCGGAAACGTTGACGAGACTACGGCACCCGTCCGCACCCCATACTTCGCCATCAAACGACGCGCTTCCTGACTTACCCGACGATCATATTGCGCCTGTAATACCAATGAGTACCTTGCACGATCTCCGGCAGCAACGGCTGCATCAATCCGACTGCTACCCTGACTGTGAAGATCCAGACGAAGACTTTCTTCCCCTAGAAGAAGGGCTGCTGCTGCGCCTAATGCTGGAATATCTGTCATTTCAACCGTCATTCCAACAGTACCTACAAGATCAGTATCCAGACTTAGAGTGGAGGTAGTAAACGGATGGGCATAAGTTAGATAAACCGTTACCGCTTTCTCTATGCCCTCCTGTCTAACAATCTCGTAAGCCCCACCATATTCCTGTACCTTCACATTAAAGTTTAGAAGCCTGTCCTCGCTGGAACGAGCCGTGCGAGTAGCAGATAGAATCTGATTGAATCCAGTAGTCGCAAGATCAGACGAAGTAACCGACTGTTCCGTGGTGCTGAACGCAGCAGTCGTGGTACTCACCGCATACAAATTATCAGGCAATGCAAGGATCGCATCCTTAATCGCCTCAAATATCTGGAACCCTGAGAACCGTGGCTCCACCTCTATCACAGAATTAGCCTGCCAATTCGTAGCAGGACTACCATCGACACCCCTACTCACTGTTATGTACTCACCGTTACGTGAATGAACATACATAGTTTCAGGAGCAGTAGTGCTATTACTAATAGAAATGTAAGAACCTGCCCGGATACCCTCAGTCTGGTACTTCAATCGGACAGTCGAAGTCGTATCAGAATCCAACGCTGTATGAATCGCATCCAACTCCGTGCGAGTATTACTATTTAAAAGACGCTTAGTCCGTCGGACTATATCTACCATCGTAGCCGTTTTTGCTGCCATGCGCCAATCCTAGTTGGTAGTAGGGGGGCAGGGCTAGGCCCCACCCCCACACTACATTACTCTAACCGGACTACGGAGTATCCGTGTAACCAGTGAGGTTAGTGAATCTCGCCATGTGAGCCTCGCCCTTAATCTGAAGGCCTTCCTCACAGACAATCTGCACCTTGTCGCTGTCGCCAGTCTTTGCAAGCGGCTCAACTACGAGAGGCTGCATAACCCGACGGCTGATGCCATCCTTCTGGACAACAAACGCACTCTCAGAGTGCATCCAACGATTCCTGACACACTGTGTCTCACCGAACTCGGTGAAGACAGACATGACAGGTACCCGACCACGGCGTGGGTCATCGATAACATGACGCACCGTGTTGGTGTTAGTGGTGTCGTTGAGGTCAGCAAACGAGGCAGGATTCGCAATCAAAAGATCGGGAATACCACCTGCGTTGTAGCACTTCTGCATCAACGACTCCAATGCACTGGTAGTCAGCGTTGTGCTGCTGCTGTCAGTGTTGGTTGTGATGAAGTCCATCAAGCCACCAGTTGACCGGCGCTTGTTGGCTGAATCATCATTCTTCTTACCATAGAGGTAAGCCTGTTCACGGGTGATGACGTTCTCAACTGAGCGGCCATACAACTGCTTGGCAAACTCGTCGCTCACGCCATACCGGGTGATCTGCTGCTCTGTACGAGTCATATGAACCGGGGTAGGTCCAAAGATCTGCGTATAGTTTGAGCGGATCGTCCGGTCAGCCGACCGGGCGGTACCCGGATCAGAACCCTCAACCAGTGCAGTACCAAGACAGATAATCGTGTCTTGGTGTGCAGCAGTCGTTTCGGGCCATACTGAACCATTGGTCCAATCGGATACATCAATAACACCCGTGGTGTTATTAATAGCAGTAATTCGTTTGACCGCACCATTAACAGTGGCATCCTCTTCTCCAATATTGAGAAGATCGCCTACTTGGAACTTGTAGGAATCGGCTGCCGAGACTGTAATGTCCGTATCGCCTGCTCCCGCTGCTCCTGTACCTGCGGCTTGTGCACGAGGAAGCAAAAGTTCCTCGTCCATCCATTTGAATTCTGTCTGATCGGTAGGAGAACTGGCTAGAAGTTGCCTTCCATCAGTTCCAATACCATTAATAAACGGCGAATCAACAGGCGAAATCATGTAAATGAGTTCGTCCATGTTGATCTTAACGCCGACGGCAAGGTCATAACTAGTGACGCTGCCTGAGTAACCGACGATAGTCATCGTGTCACGCTCCTAAGTTAAGTGGATTGGTTGTTCTTCTCCCGTAAAATCCGCTCATACCTAGTGCGATTATCGGCAAATTCTTTGACACCAATACGTGTACCGTCAGGCTTCAAGTACGGAACAAACGATCCGTCCCGTCTATGCTCGCCTGAGATTCCCCTCTCCCAAGCCGGATTGGCTTTAGCAGGTGGAATCTTGTTCCTTCTGTTTGGAGTAGCAGCAGCCGTTAAGGCTGGCGCTTGCAGTATCCGCTTCACAACCCCTTCGCAATCCTGACAAACCTCGTCAGGATTCTCAGTTACAGACTGTGTTCGCTCGTACTGAACCAAGCAATCAGAACACCTATAAACATATGTAGGCATTACCGTCCAGAAACTACCCGTGGATCAGGTGTCCCACCCGCTGCTTCCAGTACCGTGTGAATAAATCTGGCTGCGGAATCTTCCTTCGGACGACCCGCATCCATCATCTCTTTAAACTCACGATGACCTGCATCGTATGGGCTTTCTGTCTGGTTCTCAGGTGGCACAGTATCTCCAGCAAGTTCCCGACGCTGCTCCGCTACCTGTGTATCAGTAGCATCTACAACCTCTTCCTCTACCGGCGGTGCCGATGAAGGTACCAGTTCCTGCCATTCGACTTGGATGGATTCTGTGTCCAGTTCCCCATCGTAAGCCTTAAACAATAACTGGCCTGCCTTGGATTCTGTATCTACCCCTGCTTTGAGAAACGCCATTTCGCGTTTCACTTCATCAAGTTCCTGCGATGCCTTCCGACCTCGGTCGGCTGCATCACGCAGTTCCTTGATCCCACCGGGATCCTGATTATCTACCATGATGTCTCTCCTAAACCGTTCGCACATAATCGGAGGGATTATGCGGGGTGACTTGTTCAACATTACCGGGCGTCAGCCGGGTCAGTCTCCACTTAATACTCACTGGGGGCGTGGGCGATCCCAATGGATAAGCACTCATCGGCCCGAAAGAGCACACGACGGCCTATGTGATTATTACTATATCATACTTTCTGCTCGGCATGCCACTCTAAATGACGATGCTGCCATTCACGCACCGAACGCACATCTTTGCTGATCTCAGATATGTCAGTGCCAATAGTGTCAAGGCGAACCTGATTCGCTGCGTGCTGCGCCGTATTTTCACGGCGATACTTGGATGCGGCCACCGCAAAGACGCCGCTTATAAGAGCGGCGGCTATCAGCCCTGCGAAGCCGATCCATTCCATTACGACACGACTGATGCAGATCCGTCACCAAACTGGCTGGCAACAATTGACTTGGCAAGACTCAGCAAGGCCGACGCACCAGCCACCGACGCAGCCTTAAGCGAATCGACACTACCAACGACATACACAGCAAGAAACGCCTGCACAAATGTCGCAATAGCCCTCTCTAAATTGTCACGATTAAACATTAGCCGCTCCAAACCCTGTAGTTGATCCAGTAATTATAGCACCACCACCGCCAGCGAAATCTGCTGCACGAGTAGCACGCCTACGTTCCAACATATCCGACAACTCAAACCCAGACAGGAACTCGCCGCCCACTTGCTCGCCCTCCACGCCAAACTCGGCAGCAGAACCATGCGAAATTAAATCCAAATCAGTTTCACCAGCACGCTCAATAAACAGATTCTCCTGCTCCTTCAACGTAGCGAACTTATCCCAAATGGCACCCTGCTGAAGCCCCAAAGCGGCAATAGATCGTGCCCTCTCCTTTGCAACTCGGCTATC